AGCTTGCGTAGACTTAGCATATACGTTCACACCATCAGAGATGATAACGCCGCCAACGTTAGCTGCCGAGACAGTTACGTTAGATGCACCGTTATAGGCAATCACAGAAGTGTTTGCTTGTGGGAACATAATATACACACCAGCAGGAATAACAGTACCGTTGCCGGTGCTAGTAGACGTGATGGTTGTGGTTAAGAAATACGCGCCAGCCGTGTTGGTTTGCGCTGCGGCAAGAATGATTTTGTTTGTGCTTAATGACATGGTTTATTGCTCCTTATAGTGTCAAAGAGTTGTAACCGGACACTACTGACATAGATTTTGGCTTGGTCGAAACCATTTCCGCAATCATCAGTACAGCACCAACATAACCAATTTGCCAGTTCGGGAGTGTGGACTCAAATCCTGTAAACACAAACGAACCTTGCTCATGGACATAGAGCGAGAGATAGTTAGTGTTCAGGAAGTACACAGTACCTTCTGGACAGTATGGGTCTGGATAGATTGGAACACCAGCAACCATCAAAGCGCGGAAAGCGGCTTGAGGACCGTTAGCATCACCATCAAAACCGTGACCGGGTGTGATTACATATTGTTCTTGACCAACAAAGTCTTGAGCAAGTAATGTCCAAGTACCAAATCCGCAAACACCAAAAGAAGGCACTTCAGCGCTGTTTTTCACAGTACCAGAAATGTATTGCAAGATGTTTTGACGAGTTGGGTTGACGTTACCGGCTGTGTAAGCCTTTGATTGCCACCAAGTGTATGCAGAACGGCTAATGTTGCCATAAGTGCCAGAGGCAGAAACGGCAGCAGGGAGTCCTGTGAATTGTTGCGTGTTAGTGCTGTTGGTGTACAAGGCTGTAGCCATTGCATCCATCATCACGTTTGTCGCATCGTTCATACGGGCTTCAATCAATGGAATGATTGCAGCGTCTTGCTGAACAGCGCCTTCCATACCGAGGAACGGTACAGGGGCAATCATCAGCTTCAGGTCAAATTCAGCGTTGTAAGCACCTTGCTGGACTGAAGGCTGGTTGAATGAACCAGAGTAGTCAGACCATTGAGCGTTAACAAACTGAGCGCCCTGAACGGGAACGGTTACAGATGAAACACCACCAGAAGCAGTTTGACTGTTTGCAATCAAAGCCGCCATCAAGGGCGTAGAGTTATAAAGTTGTACGACCAGCTTCGGGATAAACGCACGTCTTGTGACGTAAGTCAACTCGGTGTACTGTGTACTACCCGTTGCTGGAACGATACCGCCACCTATAGGCATAGTTATCTCCTAGAAAAAAAATCCCCTGCTTACAAACCAATGGGTCGTGGATTTCTCCGCAACTCATTGAGCGCTTTCGAGGCTTCGTCCCGTGCTGCCATTACTGGGTTCTTGTAGTATTTACCTAAGTCAAACTTAGCAACTGCACTTGGGTTGTAGCCAGTCGGTGTGGGTACAGCAGACTGTTTCATCCAGTCCCAGTATTCCGCAGCCGATTCGTGATTCGTAATGCCCTTATCAAGCATTATTTTTTCAACTTGTTCAATTTCGCTTTCGTCTTGAATAAAACCTTTTTTAATCAAACTCATTCTGCGTTTGTTAAGGTCGTTCACAGCGTCTTGTTCGCGCTTCTCTGCTCTCATCTGTTCAAGTTCTTGATGAACTTTAGAAACGGCAGAAGATGTGTGGTCTTCAATATCCAACTCAGGAATTATTAGACCGGGCTTGACTTTACGAGTCAGGCGCAGAATTTCTTTCCGAGTCTCTGGATTGTCAGACAACTCACGCATTAGCAACGCCATTTGGTCGCGCTGCTCAAAACTCATGTCTTCTAAACTCATAGTTATCCCCTAACGAAATTAAATTACTTTTTTACCGTCACCGGGCTTTTGAACTTGCATCTTGTTCTTTGGTCCAGTAGCAGTTGGAGAATTCAGTCCACCGAATTGGGAGTACCGAGGTGTGTTAGTAACAACACCATTTTGTTGGTTGTTGTCTGTAGGTCTGCGTGGGCTGTTAGCACCACGGGGTTTGAACAAGTCCATGATTTTTCCTTACATTGGAGTTGGTTGAGGAGAAGCACCGCCTCCACCAGCACCCGGCATTGGCGGTAGGTTTGGAACAGCCGGGGCTTGAGACATTGCGCGACCTTCTGGCGTAGCGCCTCCGGCTTGTGGCAAGTTTTGTAGCATCTGAATAATCTCAGACTGCTGTAATTCATTGGTTTTTTGTTTTTTCTGTCCAAGCAATCCAGTTAAGGCGCGTAAGGCAGATAAGGCTTTTTGCCCTTCAGGTGAAGAGCTACCAAAATTTGGCAAGGCTTGTTCGATTAAATCCATAGCCATGCTGATGTTGACCATTGCGCCTTCTTTGTTTCCCATCTTGGGTTCAGGCGTAGACATTGGGGATGACATTGGAGGAGTTGACGCATCAGACATTTCCGTTTCAGGAGTCATCTCAGGGGTAGTTGCCCCTGCTCCACCTTGCTGTGAGCGAATCAAATCCATCATCTTTGCATCGGTTGCCATAAGTTCCCTCTATCTGTTCAACAGTCGCGATTAAATCAGACTATTGTAATTTGTCAAGTGGGGAGCAAGTTTAAATTCCAGCCCCCCCAAAGGAATATGAACGGTCAAACCGCGCAATCAACAGGGATTACTCCCCATTAATTACTTGCGGCTCTTACGACCTTTACGAGCTTTACGCATAGTCTTCTCCAAAGTTGAAGGCGGCGACCTTTTAAGTAGGGAAGGAAGCCACACCCTTTTCCCTTTCGGGGAAACTGTTTAGCGACAGGACTTGCGACCGCGCTTAGATTTTTTACCGTACATCATGTACTCCTTATGTTCGTTGAATTGCTCTCATTGAGCGTTGTGCTTGGACTGCGGGGTTGACTCTAACATCAACATTCTTGTATTGCAATTTTCCACCAGCGCCAGCTTTTTCTGCACGACCAAGTTCTTTTGTCGTTACAACGGGCTGGTCTGCTTTAGGTGTCAACTGTTGAGTGGTTGCCATTACATTTCCTTTAAATCTGATTTTCCCTGATTGGGAGGCTCTTGCGGTTGAGGTTGGGAAGCCGCAGCTTGCTCTTTTTTCTTCAGCTTATCTTTGAGCAATTGTTTCATTGGAGGCTCAAGCAAGTCAAGCAATGATTCTGTGTCAATAGCTTTGGCTTTAAACAAGTTAAATGCAAGCTGTCTCAAGTCTTCTGTAAAGATTGGAGAGTTGGAATGTGCATCTACCTTGACTACATAGTCTCTAGTAAACTGGTCGGCAATAAATTGATGCCCCTCATCGTCTTTAAAATGCGTCTTGTCATAGACTTGCATCAACTTGAGGTATAGCGTAGCTACCTTTTCAAGCGAATCCTCCACAATAAGAGCGCGTTTCTTAGCTCTGCTAGACCCTAAACGGGCTAATTGAGATGCGTGACCAGAAGAACGAACACCAGATTCGCCTTTGCCCTGCAATACAGAGGAAATGCCAGAGGCTTCTGAGAACATATTGTCCACCTCATGTATCACCTCAAAGAGAGATGACGGCATATCAGGGGCTAATCGGTCAGCCCTAGCGTTAGGCATATCGCTAGCAAGCAGTCCACCAGCTCTGTTTAGAGCAAAGTTCTTCTCATCTAAGATGCCAGTAAAACCTGTAAGGGCTGTAGGCGGGTTAACTTGTTTCGATAACAAGTCAAGAATCTCAGTCATTCGGTTATTGCGTAACTGCTGCAAGAATACTAGGCGAGAAACTTCGGATTGACCCCAGTAATAATCATATTGAGGGTTCGGGCAAATTTGCACGAATGGCAGTTCACCCTTGAGGAACATTGATTCGCCAGGTCTGTCATAGATGAAGATGTCAGGGTCAGCCATTGTGACGCATTGGTAGTCATCAATTTCGTCATTCCATACCCATAACTCGTACATCTTGACTGTCTCTTCAGCTACACGCGCTTTGTAGCGGTTCACTCCTGAGAGGTCTAGGTTGACGTTTCCATACATAGTAGGGTTTGACTGCGACAGCATAATGCGGTCAAGACCTTCTGGCAAGTCTTCGCTATTGGTGTGTATGCTCGTTGTGATGCGCTTAACGATTGACTCGCGCTTGGGATGGGAATACAGCCGGTTGTAAAGCTCAGACTTCGTAATGTAGTAAGTTTGAACAAGGGCTTCTTGCCGGTCTGTATAGGGTGTGTCTTCTCTAAGAACTCCAATACCACCCGGTTCTACCATGTACGGGTGTATGCCGTTGTTGTAGACCAGTTTAATGAAGGTCGAATTAAAGACAAGTGACCAAGTAAGTGCTGAACTAAATACTTGGTCTGCGTTGGAGTTAAGCCACTCGTCATTAAGCGCAAGCGTTAGGCGAGGGACTTTAATTTGTTCTTGGTCTGGAACAGCAGCTCCGACATTGATAGAAAACCGTGTTGTTTCTGCTGAGTAGAGGAACGATGTTAGTTGGTCAATGTGCGGATAGATTTTATTGAAGATGCACGGTGGCTCATCAGGACCAGCGCCAAAGAGAAAGAAAGAACGCAAAGAGCCGTAGTCACTCTTGCGCTCTTGCAAGGACACCATGCACTTTTCAATCAAGTCACGGTAGAACTGTTCTCTAAGAAGGTCGTTGGATGGAATCCGCATTATTTCTTCAGACTTAGGTTTTCATGGTCGGCAGTATAACTAGCCATCTTAGGTCCAGTCAAATTTCCCATAGAGTTAGGCATTACTGATACAACCTCTGTTTCTTTGCCAAGTTGAGGACCAACGGGTCTATTAAATCTTCCAGACAAGGCAGACTTCATATCCACGCCTCCACCACCGCCCCAAATAGCAGCATCTCTAGGCTGCGGTTCTCTTGGACGCTCTGCGGCAATCTTAGCTTCTTTCTCAAGTTGACGCTTAGAAGTTTTATTTTTACGAGTAAAGAATCCCGCTTGGTTCTCGCCTTCACGGGTAGACTTGATGTTGGTCATGTCAAAGTCCATAGCCAATTGCTTGACTGTTTTGTCGTTCTTCTTGGTCGTATCCGAGATAAGTCCCGGAGCTTGCAAGAAGACAACATAGACTTCCTCTGAACAGTTCTTCATTGGGCATTTCGCCTCCATACTCTCAAAGTATCCGTGTTTGTCGCATTTATAGTCTTTTAGCACAGCCATAGTTATCCCCTTTCAAGTGCTTCATCTAAGGTCTGACCTGAGTAATCACCGCGATTGCTCACCCCTACCTTAATTCTTATCTCCCCATTGACTAGGTGTAAACCCGTTGTACGGGCTAGTCGGGGCTTTGGTTCGCGTCTGTATTCAACGAACCGTGTCTTGTCTCTGTTTTGCATGACGGCTACTTCGCCTTTTTGCCATGATTGATAGCCTTTGTTGACTCGTATCTGCATATATTCGGTCAGAGTGCGTGTGCGAAAAAAGAAGACATCAAGTAAATGGTCTTTGTCAACACCACACAGCTCGGCAAAAAGCCTGATAGATATGCCTCTGTTTTGGTCTTTGATAAAGCGTTTTATGACTCTTAGGAGTTCACGCTTGGGTAAGACATTACTGACCATATACGCCAATCCTCTTGAGGTAGTCTGAGACATTGCGCCCGACAGCCACTTCTTCAGGGGTCTTGTCTTCTAAAGCTCTAGAGACTTGTCGGCTAATCTTCATGCTGATGAGGCGAGGTTGTAGTTGCTCGGCATAGGCGGCTGCCGCCAGAGCAGAGGCTATGACCCTATCGTCCTTGTTGCGTCCAGAAGCAGAGATAGAGCCGCCCTCACGGGTAATGGTCTTCATCTCTTCCAAGGTGTCCATGTCGTAGACAGCCATCATTCCGCGCTCAAAGTAATCTTTCATGTAAGACAACATACGCTCTTTGGTTTGTACTGTTGTCAGCCAACCGATAGAGTTGGACATTCCCCCCATCGTGTCGTTTCTGCGCCAGATGTAATTGGACATTGAGCCATAGACATCCATGAGGTGTCTGCCCATGTCACCAGCCATAGCAGCCGCTTGGCGTTTTAAGTTCTTGAGTTCATTGATGACCGCTTGCCCCGGTCCATTGACTTCGAGGTTAAGCGTTGAGTTCTTGTATGCGCCAGCAAGGTGGGCTATGACCCAAGCAAACTGATAGGTGTTAAGTTCAGAAGTGGCAAAAGCAGCTACTTGCTCCATGCCGTCCGAGTAGCAACGATAGACCTGAATACAAAAGCGGTCAGCCCAGTCGCTTGACCCGTAGGCAGG